ACTTTCGAGAACTCTTGAATGACTGCATCGCTAATGAGTACCGTATCGGCGGCAACGACGAATTCGATCCACTCGGCAAGGACAAGATCAGCGGTCTTGATCTGCCAGACTGCGGCGGAGATAAGCGCCCGTAGTTCTCTCGGGTCAGCCGTCGCCGAGAGATATAGCGGCGTGAAGCTGACGCGCAGTTGCGGCATTAGTCGAAGTCAGCGCGTAGCCGAATCTCGATCGGCTCGAATACCGTCTGGACAAGTCCGCTCGGCATCGTGATTTCGACCTCGCCCTCATAATCCCCGGCGGTTAAATTAAGATCGCCAGCAGACCAGACGACATAGCACACACCGTCCGGCGCATCGCCGCCAGAGCCAGAGTTAATCGTGAGGGTCTTGGTCAGCAGGACGGTAGTCGTCCCGGTAGCTCGGAGAATGAATCGCCCGGTGGCATTTGTGAGGTCGACCGCGGTGCCGCTCGGATCTTCCGTAATCGTCAGCTTGAGCTGCGGCCCGGTATCACCTGCGACAAGTCGTACCTTCATCATTCCACCTTTTTCGGGCGTCCGCGCTTTTGCTTGTACTCTTGGATCGGCAATCCGTCTGCTACTTCGATCGCCCATCCGTTTTCGACGAAAACCCTAGCGAGTGCAACCTGCCAGGGTTCGTCCATCTTCAGCACTTCATTCGGCTGGTAGAGGCGGACGGAAATCCCGAGGGAATCCGCCGCGCCTCTTACCGGCATCACCATCCGTATGGACATCTCAGCCCCCTATGGGACGCGATGATTAGCTGTAAACGTGACGCGGGTTACCCTTTACGACAACCGCCGCAGTCGGCGTGCCGTTGGTATGAGTACCGGTGCGCTCGTCAACGACGCGAACATACCGCTTGCCACCAACATAAGACAGTTGATGGATCGACGGAGCTTCCGCGCCAGCGTCAATCGTCGCAAAGATCCCGCCGCTTGCGATAGTGCCGTCAACGACGTCGGCCTGAGCGACAGCAGCCCAGGTCGAATCATCGTCGCTATGCTCTAACGCGAACTGGATGTAGACCGAACCCGACAGAGTGTCGCCCTCAGCGCCGCACACGGCGACGACGAGAGCCGACTCCCAGCCTTGCAGGTCTACGGTACTGCCGTCCGTGTCGGCGGTGCGGTTAGCAGCGGTCAGCGAAACGACCGCCGCAGTCTTATTGCTCAAGTCATACATGGTTCACCCCTTAGCTTGCAACGACCTGAATACGCACGGCCTCGGGCATGATGACCTGACCACCGACTCGACGACGAGCAACGTAACGCACGTTGCCAGAAGTCGCCTGGGTGAACGGATCACGCAGCACCGCGAGCGATACGCGGTCAACGATCATATATCCGCGACGGAAATCGCCGAAGATAACCGGCTTTGCATTCGCGGCGACGTCGGGCATATCAGCCGCCTCGACATACGGATAGCCCAGGATCGTGTTCGGCACGCCAGCAATGATAGTCATGCCAGCCTGGAAAACGTACTGGTTAGCCGTGTCCTTCAGTTTACGAATCGCGCCGAGGGTGGTGCGATTGAACATGAAGGTTCCGTTGCGACCGTAGTCCGACTTGATCGCGTGAACGAGCGAGATCAGACCATCAGCAGTCAGCGCCGAAGCATTGCCCGAATTAGTGGTTCCGACCGAGCCATTGGTCAGCAGACCTTCCGGCTTGCCCACCCCGTTACCCGACACAAACGCAAGACCCTCAGCCTTGGCAAACTGCTCGGCAAACTCCGCAGACATCTCGGCTTCGAGATCGAATACGGAATCATCGAGCAATTGCTCAGAAATATCGACCAAAGCATAAAGCTCATGGGTCGGGATTTCTTCTTGGCCGGTGGTGTATCCGGTCGTCTCAGCACGAGTGCCTTGCTCGGCCACCCATTGCGCCGTAAACGTAGCAGTACGCGAGGGCATCTTGATCGACTTTTGGGTCGTCTGACGCACACGCGCGACCGAACGAACGGGCGAAATTTCGGTCACAGTCTTGAGCAGCTCGCGGACGTATTCCTCGGGAGCGAGGAAGCCACCCGAAGTATCGTTGCTCACCGACAGAGCCTTGACCTCGTCAGGCTCCATGCCTTCCTTGCCCTTACGCAGCCACTTGTCGAACGCCTTGACCGCGGGGTCGATCTGCTTCTGGTCGACACCAGCACCAGGACGACGGAGCATCGTCTCGAAGTTCGCCATCCTTTCGCCGAACGACTTTTGATCGAGCGCAGCTTGGGTCGCCTTCTGATTGATCGACTCGAGCTTGTCCAGCTCTGCTTCGATGTTCGCAAGTTTCGCCTCAAGCAGAGGGTCAGCCTTGCCGCCTTTTTCTACCGCTCGCAGCCGTGCATCGTTTGTCGCCTTGAACTCTTCAAAGGCGGTAGCGATGGCATCAACGGCGTCTTTGATATCAGCCATGATTACCTCGTGAGAATAGATTTAAGACGCTGGAGAGAGTCCAGCACTTCGTGCTCGCCATCTGCGTCCCGCAGGCCTAGAGCTTTTGCGACGGCACTTGCCGCCGATTTTGCTTCCGACCGTGACAGGCCACATTCATCCCGAAAGTGCGCCTCCCACTGCCGAACAGTCATATCCGCGCCCTTCACCGCGCTGACCCGAGCCTTCGGGTTCATCGGAAAAGTAACCGCGGAAATTTCCATAAGATCGACCTCGGAAAGGTAGCGCTTCTTGCTGGATTCGTCCCAGCGCATACCCTTTGGCTCGACCCGGTAACCGATGGACAGCCCGTCAAGAGCGCCCATCTTCATCAGCTCGTATGCTTCCCGCCCGCGCTGGGTGCCCATTGCGAGACGGCCTTTAACCTTCAGACCCTTCCGATCTTCCTCGATCATCTCAAAGACGCCGATCGGCTCATCCATGTTGTGCTGCCAAAGGAGCTTGATGCCCTTCGCTCCACGCTTGGTCAGCGACTTGGCGAATGCCCCTTCCTCGATCACATCGTTGCCCAGGTCGACGTTACCGAACACCGAGCCGTAGCCGGTAAAGGTTCCGGTCTGATCGTCCTCCGCCTTCATCTCGGCAGAGATATTAAGCATCGCTTTTTCGTACATCGTATCCTCCGACTTGCCCCGGTACTGGGCATAACAGACGGCAGCGCGTTGATCTTGCTCGGGGAAATCCGCGAGCATCGTATCGTTGCCCATGCAACGCGAAATAAACTCGTCTTCTGACTCGTCGGATCGTGGCTTCGGTAAAGGCATGGCGCAATCCTACAGTATGGCCCCAATTGTATCAATAGACGGTCTGACCGCCAGCTTCAGGCACACCCACGAACAACTGATCTATTTCTGACTGCGTTATGGGTCGTTTACGAGCGATCGCAAGCTCGACGAGATCCGCAAAATCTGCCGCGAGCCTGTTATCGATACGCGCTCCGAAAAAACCCCATTCCGGCTTTTCTGGAAACGCCTCTGCGTAGCGATACCAAGCGTCGTTCATTCGCTCGTTCTCGAAAATCGGCAGTCTCATTCTTGCGTCCTTTTTTTGCAATCTCTTCTGTCATCTTGTCGAATCGCTTGACCGTAGCCGGCGCGAACTTAAGTAGGAGCTTCCGCCACACGGGGCCATTTCGGCCAGCAGTAAGCGAGACATAATTGGCATATGCCTCGGTGGTGTGGCCAGCCGTAATATTCTCGACGCCGAAATCGATCAACGACCATTGCTTATAGTAGCTCTCTCCGTGTCCGAATCCGGCTCTAGTATTCGTAACGGCCTCGATGAAGTCCGCAAACATGATGCCCTCATCCCGAGACAGGATAGTCAACAGACGAGTCAAACCTGTCTGGTTTTCGTTAGCGCCATCGCCTAACCACTTTGATCGAACCGCTGCAATCATGAGCTCTTGGTAGGTGCTCGAGTTCTTAAGCCTATCTCCCCCTATAGAGAGAAGCTCGTCTGCCGTTATCCATTCGTCCTTAAGCTCATTCACGAAATCAACAAAGCCAAACTCTGGGTATTTTTCATAAAGCCGATCAGATTCTTTCTCTTTGACTTTCTTCGCCTTAGGCTCCGATCGAATGATCTTGGCACGGTCTTTAGCGATGTCTTTGACGGCTACCGTAGAGGCGTATGTTTGCGACTCTAACTGACCGTCTATGCGATTGTTCTTATCGATCCAGTGCCCATATTCGTGCCGCCAGACGGCCTCTTCTGCCGACGTGATTTGCTCGCCGCGCTTAACGTGCATGCCGATTTCCGCATTTCCGGCATAGGCCCGATCGACTCCGTATTTAATAGCCGGGACAGCCTTCGTAACCTGGATTGCTTCTCTAATCGCGTCGTTATCGCCCCATGACTGCTCATGGAATACTGTCTCGTCTTTGCTGGCATCGCCCCACGGCTGTTCAGGCGCTTTCTCGATCTCGTCAGGAATGACCATCGATAGAACGCATCTGCAATTTATGACGTTCCCAGGCCCGCCTCGCGGATCGCCGGGATATGCCATCTTGTATGGAATGCCGTTGTATGGAACCTCGAAATCCTGATCTAACGGGATTTCCGTCCCATTCATCTCGGCGTGGTGCGGGCGAGTACGATTGTCGTTTGCGGATACCCAGCGTTTTAACATTCCTGGGATGTCAGCGTCTTTAGCGATTGCAAAGTTAGCGAATCCAGCCGCCGCGTGCGTTTCTGTTCGAGCGATTAGCCGAGATCGATATTGTCCGATCGCACCACCTACAGAGTCACGAATCGCCTGCGCTGTAGCCGGGAGCGCAAGCTCTTGATCGAATGAATTGCGGATCGCTTGCTGGATACGTTTTTTCGTCGTGTCGCTTACGTCTTGAACGTGCTGCGCTCCAACTTGCGCCATAAACTGCCTATAAATCCGCTCAAATTGTGTTTCTTCCTTCGGCAGATTCAAGACTTGCGCCTGACGCCGAGAGAACCACTCCAGCACGGCTCGGTAATGCGGCTGAAATATCGCAAGCAGACGCTGCTCGATCCCGTCTAGCAGGATGCGGAGCCTCGCCTCGCTCTCGTAGACATCAGCCGCTTGGTCGCCGATCTGGTTGAATTCGCGTTGTAGCCGTTTCTCGAAGCGCAGCTCCATCCGTTGCCGGATACGGTTCTGCTCGATCAGCTCCGTACGAGGGCTCATTCAAGATCGGGAATCTTGGTCAGCGTATCGGCACGATGGCCGACGACCGTTGCCGTAGCCTGCCAGCCATCGTCCGTCTTGCGGTAGATGCGGATCAACATCGCCGGGTTTTCAGAAGTAGCATTGAGCGTGAAGCTAGAGCCTGGAACCTCGAGAGTTCCGCGTGTGACGATACGGGTGATACGACCGCGGGCGGTTCCACCGCTCGCCTCCCAGCTCACATAGTCGCCGACCTCGAACTCGGCCTTCTGGCTCTTGTCGTCGTCTGAATCGTCATCGTCGTTTTCTCGCCTCACGATCTCGTCTCGCTTGGCACGCGCCCAGCGCTGCCCCGGATCTCCGCCCCAGAGTCCCCAGGCTACGCGCCCAGGGGATGGGTAGCCGTCCTCGCCGGGCCGGAAGCCCTCGGCCTCTTTGTCGACCTCGTG